ACAAAAGATTTAACGTCATCATTGATGTAAGACTTGATGATGAGAAGTATAAAAAAGTCTCGGAGTGGGAGGGAGTTGAACCCACAGACTTTGTTCGTTCAGTAATTCAAGACCATGCGCAAGACAGGGGGCTTTTAGTTAATATTGATGTGACTGAAAGCGACTCCCCGTTGGTTGATAAGCTAAAAGAAAAGCGCTCGGAGTTCATGAGGGAAGACGCTATGAACGAGATCGAGCAAGAAATAATGGGAAACAATATTAACTGCGTAGGGGGTAATTGTGAAGACTGACATGGAAAAAGATTGGACGGGTAAAATAAGTGACTTTCTAGTAGGTAAAACTGTTAAGCATATTAGGTACATGACTGCCCAAGAGGTAGATGATATGGGTTGGACTAGGGCTAATATTGTCATTGAGTTTGATGACGGACATTGGATAGTACCAATGGCTGATGATGAGGGGAATGACGCGGGGTCTTTATGGACTTCCGAGGGCAACAAGTTAAGCATTATCCCCGCTATATCCAGGGGGTACTTATGACACCTGAAAAGAAAGTAAAAACAGCGGTCACAAAGATATTAAAAGCTAATGACTGCTACTACTTCTATCCCGCGACAGGCGGGTATGGCTCTTCAGGAGTCCCTGATATTGTTACTTGTTACAAGGGAATGTTTATCGGTATAGAGTGCAAAGCCAATGGCAATAGACCAACGGCGCTACAACAAAAACACTTAAGCGATATAAGAACTGCGGGTGGATATTCAATGGTAATAGATGAAACTGATATAGGGGCGCTAGAGTTATTTTTTAAAACGCAAGACTTAAATATATTAAAGGGTAAATAAATGAGAGCAGATTTGAAACACGATGCCGTCGATCGACCTAAACATTACACCACGACAAAGTTTGAAGTTATAGATGTATTGGAAGAGTTTTTTCCACAAGACCCTTTGTTATGGCAGTGTGGTAAGTACCTGATGAGATGTAAACATAAGGGAAACCCAATTCAAGACCTAAAGAAAATGATATGGTATGCTAACAGGCAGATTAAATCATACGAGGATAAAGGCGTTGAGTGAGTTTACTCATGCAGTTATAGATGATGAGGGTGAAGTAATACGGAAGTATCGTTGGAGTAAAGCGGAAGTAAAATACTTCACCGAAAATCATTTTCAAGGTAGAATAGTAAGATTGAAACAACCGAAACCTATACAACAGCCGTCGCAATATGAGTTAGCACTTGAAGATTGCGGGGAATGTTTATTTTAAAACGAAAGGAAAGGATATGCCAAAAGTGGCTTACACTGAAGAAGAAAAATCAAAGATTATAGATAGAGCGCTAGACTATATGAAGAGGAAACCTAACACTACAAGGAACAAGGTAGCACTTTACGCGGGAGTAGCCGTGACCGTGTTGGAAAGGTGGGGGGTAGACTTACCTAAACCTATCACAGCTAAACAACGCATGGGTAAATCACCGTGGCGTGTAGGGCATATGATATGAGCATGGGTGATGAAGCAGACGTTGCAAATGACGAGGTTCAAAAGCAATTAGACGCAACACTTAAAAGTGTGAATACAGAAGTGCCTGATAATGATACGGGCAGATGTATCTGGTGTGAAGAACCTGTTAAAGACAACAGGCGTTGGTGTAGTGTAGAATGTCGTAACGAACATGAACATTATGCGAGGAAAATATAATGGCTATTATTAAAGAAGACAATAGAATCGGCCCCGCAGTCTGCTGCAAATGTGGTGGGGACGCGAAGATTAACCATGCGAGTAAGTGGTATTGCTCTATTGAATCAGATATGGGTGTGATGAACTTAAAGGGATTTTGTATAAAAGAGAGAAAGGGAAAACTTGAATCTAATAACGATTGACTTTGAAACTTTTTATGATGTAGGTTTCAGCTTATCAAATTTAACTACCGAGGAATACATAAGAGACCCGAAGTTTCAGGTCGTAGGGTTTGCCATAAAGATTGATGACGGCAAGACCAAATGGTATTCAGGTACTCACGAAGAACTTAAAGCCGAACTAGATAAAATAGATTGGGGTAACGCATTACTATGTTGCCACAATATGATTTTTGACGGGGCAATCTTAAGTTTTATCTACAACATAACCCCAAAGATATACCTAGATACCTTGTGTATGGCACGGGCTATCCACGGTACTAACGCGGGCGGGTCATTAGCATACTTATCCAAGCATTATAATTTAGGCGAGAAAGGTACAGAAGTCCTTGACGCTAAAGGGAAAAGGTTAGAGGACTTTCAGCCACACGAACTACATAGATATGGACAATACTGTATCAATGACACCGAGCTAACCTATAGACTATTTCAGATTTTATCTAAAGACTTTCCGCATGGCGAATTGAAGTTGATCGATATCACTATCAGAATGTTTACAGAACCTTTGCTTGAGGTCAATGACGGACTATTAATCACACGACTAGAAGAGCTAAAGATAGAAACTCAACAGTTATTACAGGGGTTGATGTCTAGGTTAGAGTGTGAAGATGAGGAAGCTGTTAGGAAAAAGTTAGCGAGTAACAAACAGTTTGCCGAATTGATAACCGAGTTGGGAGCAGTTGTTCCTATGAAGATATCCCCTACTACGAGTAAAGAAACCTTTGCATTGGCAAAGACTGATGAGGGATTTATAGACCTACAGAACCATGAGGATTCATTTATACAAGAGTTATGTTCCGTCAGGTTAGGCACGAAGTCTACCATTGAACAATCTAGGATAGAAAGATTTATTGGCGTTGGCGCTAGGAACAAAGGAAGACTACCAATCCCTTTGAAATACTACGGGGCGCATACAGGTAGGTGGTCGGGTTCAGACAAAGTAAACTTTCAGAACTTACCGTCGAGAGACGCAAAAAAGAAAACATTGAAACAGGCGGTGGTTGCGCCACATGGTCACAAAGTAATTAACTGCGACTCATCTCAAATTGAAGCAAGGATTTTGGTATGGCTATCAGGACAAGAAGATGTCACACAATGGTATGCCGAGGGTAGAGATGTCTATTGTGAGTTTGCAAGTAAGGTTTATAACAGGAAGATAACTAAAGCAGACAAAGTAGAAAGAGCCGTTGGTAAGACTTGTATTCTAGGATTAGGGTATGGAACAGGGGCAAGGAAACTACAGAACGTATTAAAGCTAGGCGCGGGTGTAGAGTTTGATGAAGCTGAATGTAAGAGATTAGTTCAAGTGTATAGAGATATGAACAACAAGGTTACAGACTTCTGGCGGACTTGTGAGAACGCATTGCAAGATTTAGTTTATTGGCCCGAGGGCAAAGAACCCTATTATTTAGATAAACATAAGACACTACTCGTAGACAAAGAGGGTATCAAGTTCCCGAACGGGCTTTATATACGCTACCCAAATCTTCATGTAGACACAAGTGAGACCAATAAACGATATGTATATAAGAAGAGATACAATATGCAAGTTACTATTTGGGGCGGGAGTGTGACCGAGAATGTAGTCCAAGCATTAGCAAGGATTGTTATTGGGGAACAGATGATTAAAGTAAACGAGAAGTATAGACCCGCACTAACAGTTCATGACGCTGTTGTTTGTGTGATACCTGATGAGGAGTTAGATTCAGGAGTTAAGTATATTGAGGACATTATGTCCGTCGCGCCTGAATGGGCTAATGGATTACCTATCGCTTGTGAATCAGGCGTGGCTGATAACTATGGAGATTGCTAATGGATATGGAAGTTGAATGGGAAGAAGAGGGGTTTAATTCAGTGCAAGAAGAATCAAAGCATTCGTTTAGTGTTGTCCCTTTAGATGTAGATTTAGATTCAACCCTAGAATCAGTAATGAGATTGAGAGATAAATGGATAAGTCGATCAGATGAATACCCGTTTTATACTTTGGGACGCTGCGCTTATCTTGATGGGAAAACTGACGCATACTACAATAATTTAGAGCGAGAGAACGAGATGATGGTTCGGGAGTTTGCTAGACTCTATACCAATGTAGGTGAGATATTAAACTCATTGTTTAATGAAGATGTTTTTATGACAACACAATTAAGAGTCCCAGGATTTCATATCTTTCCTAGCAATAAGAAGTTTTTAAAGATAGCAGGTAACTTTCACCAAGACTAT